GATCTGGACAGGCCCAGCTGGCGATAGCACATGGAATGGAGGGTGCGAAAGTAGGGGAGGTCGTCGCGGTCTTTAATCTTGAACTTCGTCATGGCCCGGGCGGCAGCTTCAGCCACAGCGGCCCGGGTGAAACTGACGAAGGCGATCCGGTCTGGTGGCACCCCACCCGCCAGGGCTTCTTCAACCACCTCCAGAAGCCGAGTGGTCTTGCCGGCGCCGGGTCCACCCAGGATGAGGTTGGTACTGAGGCTCATGCCGTCAGCTTGTCACCGATCCGCTGGATGACATCCCACTGCTTCTCAGACACGAAAACTTTATCACCGTATTTCTCACGCTTCTCAACGAACTCGTCGACGAAGCCACATTCCCACTCCGTCAGCAACTCGGGGGAACTCACCGCGGCCGATAAAATTTGATCCAGCTTCGGCAGGTCCACCTTGGCTGTCTCCCACTTCGGTCCTGCCTTGGGTTGCTGCTTTTCATGATAGGCCAGGGGGTGGCCGCCGGCCTCCAATGCCACCAGGACCAAATGGGTGGCCTTGGCATCAGCCAGCGCCCCGTGCGCGCCTTCGAAGCCGTCTTCATCCACTAGGGTGCGGTATGCCTCATCGAGGCTGGGCCATTTGAAACTACCCGGGAATTTTCCAGGCAGCTCGAGGACGTCCGTTGCTGATTGCATGGTGCAGATTTTGTCTTTGGCCCGGACGGCTCCCCCTGTCCCGCCGGCCCGGCGGAACATCGGCAAAATCATCTTGAGGTCGAAGCCCATGTTGTGAGCAATCAAGCGATCAGACTTCCGCACCAGGGCATCGAACTCCTTGAGCACGGGCTTGGGCTCACGGCCCTTGGCCCGAGCGATCATGGTGGAGATGCCATGGACATCTTGGGCGGCCTTCGGGATCTTGACCCCCGTGTTGTAGATGATGGCTTCATACTCCTCGAGGATTTCGGCACCATCAAATAGCACCGCCCCCAGTTGGCACACATGCGCCTGCTTCTTGTCATCCTCAGCCAGGGCATCATCCCAGAAACCCGTTGTCTCCGTGTCGAATGCGAGGTCCATAGTCACATCTCCTCATTGTCAAATGGTCTCGGCACGTCGAAACCCTCGTCTTGCCGGTCGAAATCTGGTACGGACCAGCAGCGAACGCATTTGCCTTTCAGCTGGAATTGATGATGGGCCGCATCGCGACGTCGCAAGGCCGCCCATGCTGACTTACTGGTGATCCGAAAACGGTTCTGCTCCAGGAACCTCAGCAGATCGGTGGACCGGAAATAAACACGGCCCTTGTTCAGCCATGGCTTGCCAACGATCAATTCATCCTGGCTCTTGGCCATACCGCGCTCAGTACAAAATTGCTCAACGAATTGCATGAACTGGCCCTCGATGCCAGCATCATCCGGTGCCTCGACGACGTCCACCGTCTCCAGTAAATCCTGGATGGCCAGCCGCCACGTCGCATTCTTTATCTTGTTCGGTAATCGGTTGAGGGTTTCCATGCACAACACATGGAAGCGGTCTTGAGAAATCAAGTCGAAGGTCGATTGGATTTCTACCCGCACCCCGTCGACATCAACGATCCATGTGGGTGGCTTCGTTTCGATCTTGGTCAGGTTGGCCAGCACCACCCCGGGATCATCCAAGGCCCCTGCGATCCCGTGCGGACGCGTCAGGCATATCTGCCTATTGCAGGCATCCACGATCGGGCTTTGGTCACACATGAAGCCATAATCTTTCTTGGCCAACGATCCAATGATCGTCTGCATCTCGCTGGAGGTCACGGGCGGCTCCATGTAAGCCCTATTCATCTCCTCCAGTTTCTGCTTCCACTCGTCCGGCCATTTCTTCTTCGCGAGAACGCCCAAGTTGAATAGGGCCTTGTTCCGTGACCCCTCAGGGAACCCACGAAGCGCGAGCACTTGAAGGCACGGGGGACCATCCGACAACACCTCGTCGGTGGCTGGTTTGATCTTTTTGATCTTGGTCGCGGTGGTCCGACGGGATTTGGCTAATGCCAAAAAGTCCTTTGGCCCCAAGGATTTACCCTTTGCGACCGCATATCGGTCCGTGTCACCCCCGGCGAAGTAGGGCATGTTGATCCAGTTGCCCACATCGTCCTTGGACGCCAGCGTCGTTTGCTTGGGGAACACCTCCACACCAGCATGGCCAAGGACCACGGCCCACTCCATCAGCTTCCCGCGGACGATATTGGCCGGGACAGGTGGGGAGCAGAATAAGTAAAGATGTGCTCCCCCTGACTTGGTGCGGCAGACGACCAGGGGAAGGCCCAGATCTAAAACCTGCTTCTCGAGCCGGTCCAGATCCAGGCCATCGTAGACGTCGATGTCGATGGCACCGAAATGGCACTCGCCATCGTCATCGATCGGCACGATGCCAAGGCCTTGCTCACCGACGAGGTGCATCGACCAGAGTGCGTCAGTGACATCGCCCATGAGCGTGCGGGCTTTGCCACCAACCTTGTTCTTGGAGGCACTCCGACGACCTACACTATAGACGCCGTAAGCTCGTTCGAGCCCACGGAATAGGTCGTGGAATGCCTCCGCCAGTGCGTGCACGATCCTTGCCTTCAGAAGGCTTCGTCATCGCTGCTTCCTTCATCGGGGGGAGGCGCCACATTGGCCACCCCGGACATGACCTGTTCGCGGAAACCCTTGGCGCCCTCGTACAGAGCGACGTCAGCATCCCGCTGCTTTTTGTCCGAACCCAGCTGCCGCTCGAGTTCGATCTTCACGCCTTTCCAAGTATAGTCATCTTTGGCTTCGCCGACGGTCGTCACGCGGTACATGTGACTATACGTCGGTGGCGTAAACTTGGACCCATCCGCACGCTCGATCTTGAGGTGTTGCATCTGGGTCATCCAGTCCCGCGACTTTTTGATCTGGGTGGAGGCCAACGAGAAGACGACTGGTTGGGTGTTGCCGTCATCATCGATGAGAATGCAGAAGTGATAACGGGTGTCGGCCAGGTAGGCCTCGTCGTCCTTCAGCCAGAACTTGCCGCTCTCATCCCGCCGGCATTTGGCGATGATGGGATCGTTAGCCGGCCGACGGCCACGGAAGCCCCCACCGGCCTCGCGGGGTGTCCATTCCACGAACACCCGTTCGAAATGTGCCGGCACAACGAGCACGCCTTCTTCGCCGCTGTAGACGTCCTTGGTCGCACTGTTATAAAGCATGCCGGCCCGCGCCCCCTTGATGTAGGACCCGTGATCCTCGTCAACCTGTGGGCTGCCCTTCTGCAGGATTTGCAGATACGGGATGGCATAAGAGTCGACGTCCGCGTTCTCGAAGCCCCCTCCAGCATCTTCTTCGAATGGTAGTGCCACTGCACCACCGGATTTCTGCTTAGCGGGAACCTGCGTCTTCTTTCCTTTTTTCGCCATGTCGCAATTCTCCTTAATAAGCCCATGGACCTGGGCTGGTTTCAGCTTTCGATTTTCGCTTGGTCGAATGTATAGATGCCGAAGATATTCTTGGGGATATCCCGACCGGCCTCCATCTGCTCACGGACGTAAGCAGATAGGGTGTTCCAGGGCACGCTTTCTTTTCGGGCATGCTCCACTTTTTCTTTCAGCAGCTGCTTGGCCAAGGCCGCCGCCTTCTTATCTTCCTTGGCACCAAACTTTGCGACCACCTCATTCTTGATGAGGGAGCCGGCCTTGTGTTTCCGCAGCCACGCCATGGCTGCGCCTTGGTGCTTCTTGGGAATGTTCGCCCGCACGAGGTGCTCAACCGTCACCTTCTCGCCGGTGCTCAGTTTGATTTGGTCCACCCCGGCTGCGGCCATGGCCGCCGGCAAGTCGACTTCTTTCACCTGCTTCAGCTCCGCCTGCAGATCGGCAACGAAGGCCTGACCATGAACCACCTTCTCGTCGAGTTCGATCTGCTTCTGAGCCAAGTCCGCAATGGTCTTGATTTTCTTGCCATCGACATTGCTTAGATTGTCGTCAGCATCCCCTTCGAAATCCATTTCGTCGGGGCCGAGCTTGTCACTACCTTTTGCCACAGTTTATGCTCCTTTCCTGACTTTCGTATCCCTCATGTCGAATTGGACCCGTATATAGTTGCGGGTCTCACGATCCCACTTCAACATTGCCACTCGCCCACGGTTGGCATCCGCCGCCATAGCGGACGCAATACCGATAGCAATGGGATCACCCATAGCGAGAATGTGGTCGTCATCGCAGAAATTCCTTAGCCGTTTTCTCATCTCAAAAACGACTGGCCCAGGAGACAAGATCGACGTTCGTGGATCAAGCAACACCTCGAGCTTGCCATAGGCCGCCGCCGGCGACAGATCATAAATGGGCTCCCACGAACCATTGGGCTGTCGGCGCATGGGCTCTTGCGTCACGAACACGGTGCCCTGGTCATTGCTCATAGCCACTCCTCTGGGTCATCCCCCGTCAATAGGTCGGCCATGCTTTTCTTATCCCGCAAAGCCGTCACAATTTTCTCGTCGACAGTATTCTCAGCAATCAGGTCGATGTAGACCACCGTATTCTTCTGGCCGAGCCGGTGCGCCCGATCCTCGCTCTGCAGCCGGGCCTCCAGCGAAAAGTCATTCGAGAAGTAAACGACCGTGTCGGCCACTTGCAGGTTCAGCCCCCGTCCACCAGCATGGGGATTGCCCACGAACACCCTGGCCTTACCTTCACGGAACGCCTTGAGGGCCGCTGGCCGCTTATTTTGGGGTACAGCCCCATCGTATCTCACGGCGGCCACGTCAGCCTGGCTGAAGGCCTCACAAAGAGCATCCACGTCATGTCGGAACCTGCACCAGACGATAGTTTTGCCTGGAGAGTCCAGGATGGCCTCCATGGCCATTTCAATCCGTGGCTGCTTGTCGCCGACGTCTTCCCACCCAGCATCCGGATCGTCGAAGTCGGCTGGTAAGAAACCGCATGTAATCTGCTGAAGCCGGGTGATCCTAGTCAGCACCATGGGGATACCGACTGAGCCCCCGGACAGCTCAATTAAGAACTCATCCCGCAGCCGATTGTAGATTTTGCGCTGATCGGAGGGCAGGGGGTAATACCTTTTCTTGTAGATTTTTGGTGGCAGATCTACGGCACAATCCTTCTTCGTCAGGCGGACGGAATGATCGGCGATCATGTCCCGCAACTCGCTCAGATTTCTGTACTCCGTCAGGCTGTCGTACTGATGCCCGGTGGACCCACCAGCGAACTTCCGCTCGAAAGAACCGAAGTGGTGTTTGAACACATAAAAAGAGTCGAAGCCCAGGATCGACGGACTGAGGAAACGGAACTGCGAGTAGTAGTCAAATGGTCCTTGGGGTGTTGGGGTGCCGCTCATGATCCGGCGGTAGTCCGCGTATTTCCTGGCGGCGGACAGCAGCTTCGTTCGTGACGTGCCAGGGTTCTTGATCGTTGTGCTCTCATCGATGACCATGAGCGTGCGGCGGGCTAGCAAGAATTTCTTAAGGTATGCCTTGCCGGCCTTTGTGATGACGGCTTCGACATTGATTAGGAAGACCGCCAGCCCCTCATGCCCGATCAGGTCATTCAGCTCCTTGGTGTAGGCCTTCCCACCAACCCGGCCGGAGCGCCATATCAAGGAGCACGCGCGTACACGGTCGGGTAAGTGCTCAGGGATCTGATCCGTTGCCCATTCCCGGTGGATCCCGTTCGGCGCCGTCACCACCAGGGCATTTATCTCCCCCGTGTCATACAGCCACGCCGCGGTGTCCAATGCGATCTTGGTCTTGCCGAGACCCTGCTCCAGGAAGATGGCATACCATTCCCGATCACGCGACTGCTCAAACACGACTTGCTGGTAAGGTCGCGGGGTGGACTTAAATTTATAGTCAGCTGTGCTGACCACTCGCCGTCGTTTGGTCCGCTTAGCCAAGTCAATTCTCCCATTCGTATGGACCATGAACCATACCAGGGAAATAAGGAACACCCCCCGGGGGCGACAAAAAGCGGAAGTATCCGATTATCAGTACACGCCCGCTAGGTGATACGCCTAACCCCCTGATCTAGAATGATATTATCAGCATATCAGTATTATCAGCTTTTTTCGACCTTTCGCCACCGTCACTAAATCCTCCCGCGCGGGGATGCGGATATGGTGATATGCATAGACGGACCGTGACGCGCCTCGTGGTCCCATGGCACCCCCGGCCACGGTCATGGTCCGTCTAGCCCCCATCTTTGGGCCTCAGGATGCACACTTGATCGATGGGCTCCCACATGGCAATATTGGCCGGCGAGACAAATCCCCGACCATCCCACAGATCTGAAAGGTCCAGACCGTACTCAGCATCGAGCTCAGTCGATGCTTCCGAGCAGATGAAGGTATCATCCCGCACGAGGTCAGGTTCAACGCCCATGACCGCAGCAGCGATCCGCCACGCAATGCGGCCAATCTCTGCGCCATCATAAGGCCGGCCTTGGTGCTTGCCGATGAAGCGGCCCGCCCGTTCCATGCGATCTGGATAAGCGTCAGACAGATCGTAATCCGGGTGTCGGCCAACGAGCAACCCACCAGGGTAAGGTTCGCCGGTGCCGCTGTAGTCCCTCATGTATGAACTAAGGGGAACAAGTCGTACCCCGATGCTTTCAACGCTCTCGAAGACCATGAGATTGTCGAACTTCGGAACCCAAATGAGCCTCGCCACATGGGACCATACCGCGCCGGTTCCCAATTGGATCAACTTAGAAAATGCGGCGTTCCCTGAACAAAGCAGATAATCCATGTCCCGAAGGTCCGAGCGAACAGCGCCGTACTTGACGACGCCGCCCTCCGGAAAATCTGGCCCGATCACTTCGATCGCTCTTTGCTGATCATGCCCCAGGCCAACAGGCCTGCGGATGCCCAAAGAACCCACGGGCTTGTGCCGGCCGCGGAACCGAGGACACCCTGCAGGGTTTCCCACCCGCCTTTTTCAGCGAGCTGGTTGAGTATGAGAAGGCCGACACCGCCACCGACTTTGGTGGATGGTTCGCTGCCTCGTTCCGCTAGCCATTTCTTCAGTGCCATAAAGATTTCCACGATGTCATCTCCTCTATAGTTGAAGTGGTTTGACGAACTTGCCGTAGTTAAGAACCCACTGTTCGATCGTTCCTTTTCCTAGGTGCGTGTTCCAATGCTCCTTCCAGTAAGCGGCAAGGGCTTCGACGTCATCAGCCGAAGGTAAATTCTGGGGAATGCGACGATACTGGCACCGTGCAACAGCCGTTGCGTACCAGAAATTTCCAGCCATTTGCTCGACGGGATCTGTGGGCGACCTTGATCGATACGCCAGGACCTTGACCTCGGGCACCTGGTTATAGCGTAACCAGTTGTCGAACAGATCATCATGGGTTGCCCGTTCCATCTGATACAGGCCGAACCCTGGCCCCAGGGTCACATCCCCTGGCCCAGTGATCTGATCAATGAATGCCCCCAGACTCTCCTGGGCGATGGTCCCGAGCATCAGGTGCAAAGCTGCTGGGGAGTTCATCCCCAGCTCAGACATGACTGGCTTAACGACGAAGCGAGCCAACTGTCCCAGATCTAAACCGGGCAACATTAGGTCTTCTCCCTTTTCATCGACGCCATGTCCTTGTTCAGCTCATCAATGCGGTCATGGATACGGCTGATCGAGTTATCTGTCTTCTCGTACTGGACATCGGCTCGTCTGATCCTATCCTTCAATTTCTCCTCGATGCCCTCAAGCTTCTGCTTAGTGAGGGCGATACATTTATCCATGTCCGTAAGCGTGTTGCCATTCAGAACTTTCGTGATCCGCCCTAGCTTGTAGCGGGCTTCTCCAATGGCTAACACCACGCCGATGATTGCGAAGAGCATTGCCCACACGAGACCAGGGCTAATTAAAGACGCTTCCACCACGAGGCCCTCCCTCTTTCAGTTTTGGTTGGTCAGCAGATTTCCAGTCTTCACCTGCCGTGAGTAAACACATCATGCCATTCAGATAGACCACTGCAATGGTCCAGGAACTTCCGTCCGGCTTTCTGAAGAGCCCAACATAACTGCCGCCATGATTTGTCGGCCCACCTTCGTACAGCGTTTCGTTGTGCTTGCTTTGAAGGAACGTGATCATCTGCGCCTTCTTCCCGCAGGGAATTTGCGGCGGCCTTTCTTGCGCGCTCAAGCTTAGGGGGAAGACGACGGATAGCAGTATGACAAGACATCTGATCATAACTATTCCGGTGCGTTGTTGGGCCACCCCGTTGTGTAATCGTACCCCAGGACCCTCGCAGGGTCCGTCAGAGCGGCCAAGGCCGCTTCGTGTGTGGTTTGGGCCACATAACAATCTTCCATGTGCTGAGCGAGCGTCTCCCACATGGACTTGAAATCGGCCGCGGACAGGGAGACCAGCTGGTTATCCCTCATGCGCCAGACCTGGGAGGTTAGCCCGAGGCTTTCGATCCGGTGCTGTGCTGCTCCCATCCTTGAGTATGAGACCTCGGCCGTTTGAACGGTGTAGGTCGTCACCCCGCCATCCGGCGACCACTCGATGTCGCCATGGAGCACGGTGTTGCGCTGGCTGGTGATCCGTTGGGAGATGGCCGGGCGCACCTCCTCAACCGTCTTGGCCACAGTCCCAGGAACCCGAGTGACGACAGTGCCAACGAGTTGATCATTGGACGTGCCATCTGGCTTAAGCAGTTTATCATCGAAGGTGCCGTTGGCGAAGTCAGCGATCCCGATGGCCAGGCGTTGCGCTGCCGTCCACGCATTGCTGAAGACCTGCGGTGAGTGTTTCACGCCAGTGTTGGCCTCCACAAAACCTTTCTTCACAGGAAGCAGCCTCACCACGGGAAGCCCGAAGGTCTCAGCAACATTGTCCCACGTCAGTTCACAAAACATATCTCACCTCGCTTTCGATCTTGGAAAGGGATTTTCACCAATAGCAATAAATACCATGCGCTGGCTCGCATTATTATACTCGCCATCGGTCCCTCTAATTTTGAACCCGTTAGATAGAATGTCCATTATTGTTCTGGAAGCCTCTGCTACAGTAATATTGAGGATAAACTCTTCACCATGAGGGTTAAATGTATTACGGGCAGTATCATGCACCATCCACCCACTGGTTCCACTTGCCGAATTTTTTAACATGACGAAGCGTGGACGAAACCCGCAGTAGATAAATGGTCCGTCTAGATTGCCGTTGCCGAAGTAGTAGCTGCAAAATAAAAAGCCTTCCACATTAGCTAGTAGCCATGCAATATGACTGTCACCGCTATCATTCACATTAGCACTGGTCCCCAAGGAGAAGACGGATGATGTTGGTGCTGTGTCATTCCAGATTGTGGCGTCATCTGCTACTGCCGAAGCGGCGCTAAAAAGTAAGTAATCAGTTTCAGGATCAGAAGCCACACCCGAATGATAGGCGTGGATATGCCTATCATCAGGACGGTTTGCGGCGATTATAACTTGGGGGATGATGCCGAGGCTATGTGCAATAGTTCTGTTCGCGCCATTCCCGGTATAAGCAACGATATCGAACCCGGCCACTGGGTCTTCTTTGAGCGTATACGCAACAAATGCCTCGCCTGTATCGTTGTAGCCTCCTGCTCCAGTTCCAAGCCGAATGTTATTGGCGACAGTCCCAAACGCCGTCACGCCATCTGCTTCCGTTACTTCCGACAGGTTGGCAAATGCAGGACTAAGTGCTAAGGTTGCGCCGCGAACTGTATCGACCATCCTACCAGCATCAGCCTGGTCCCGGTTTTTGATCAAAGCAAGGCAGTTGGTAACATCGAAGCCAACGTCGATGTCGGTGTCGGCAGAAGCGTTACCCGTATAAAGAGTGACACTGAAATAATCGCTGCCCTGGGTGATCGCCCAGGCACGATCCGTTGCAAGGGATGCCTCGTTCAGCGCCCGCGCATTAGCTGGCGGAGCCGTATTCCAGGCATGTTGCCCAAAATTCCAAGAGCCGGTCCAGCTACCAGACGTATTGTTGGCGCGGCTGACGAAATAATATTCCCGTCCACTTACAAGGTCGGCATTGCGTGCCGATGTATCACCAGCCTCAACTTCGGCATTTGACCCTGCGCCACTATCGGCTCCAGTCTGGTAGGTGCCATCTTTAGTCACCCACAGGACATTGTTCGCGCAATCAACTATGAAGCCGAGAACATCCCCAGCCGTATGAGTGGCGAGGCTTGTATTGGCATGCCAAGAACCACCTTTAGTCCCGTCATGGTGCCAGCCAATGTCAAAGCCTGTTCGTATGCCATCCCCAAATAAGCCGGATATTCCACCAACAGGGTTGCCACTGGAATTACTAGCAATAGTCAATTCAGCGTAGTAAATCGCGCCGCTCGTTGCGTTAGCCAACATGCCCATCGTGGACACCATGTCTCCACGATTTGGGGTGGAAGCTGCGGAAGTAAAATCGAGGTTGCCATTAGCATAGGTCTGCCCGGCGGAGTATGTGCCGCTGGTATCGGACATTTCCTTCCAGACACTATTAAGAGTGCAGTAGTTGTTCGTTGGTGAATCGGCAACTTGATCGTTGGCTGCAAGTCCGCTGTCGGTGAAGTGGTTGGCTCTACCCGAAACATCAGTGCCTGCACCGTTGCCGGTGCCGGGAGCAACTTTGAAATCCAGATAAAAGCTTTCGTTCGCAAATGTCAGTCCGCTAACGTCTTTTGGAACCCAGATGCCGTCATCATTGGTCTCACCGAAACTGGCAGCAGTAAGCTGGTCGCCATCAATGAAAACAAACTCTGCGAGATAACCGTCATGCTCAATATTTCCAGCGGGACGTGCGCTAATAGCTATTGTGAAGTTTCCGTTAAGCCTTGAAGCATAGGCGGAATCTGGATAAGTTGCCGTAGAGAACGCCGTGACTTGGGTTCCGTTGACGTAGAGTTTAATTCGATTAGCCGCGGTTCCTTGGTCACTATCATATGCATATACAATGTGATACCAAGCGGAAGGATCGCGAAAAAGGCGAGTTGTAACAAGCTTGTGTTTTAAAACTCCTCCGACGTAGTCCCACCACCACAAAGCATCGTCTATGAACTCCATCAGGCTGAGTTAGAGCCATCAGTTAATTGGCTAATAACAGTCTGTGTCGTGGCGAATGCTAAGTTGGACCGCTTCACCCAAAAGGAAACAGTAAACTCTGTCTGGTCACCTCCCGCATTCGTGCGTGTCATGTGCGCGCTATCAGCCGCGTTAAATCGGCATGAGTTATCGATGGTGTACGAGTAGTACGCACCGCCAGCAGCGCCCGCTGCCCCTGCCATGGCACCGCCAGCAAGCCAGCTGCACTTCCCTCTTATGGGCAGGTCTTCGAAGTTGAAATCCAGATCATCCCAATCCAGATCGAATGGGGCATCAACAATCTTTGCCATAGCGCAATCCTTACTTCACATCGAGGCTTAACACCAACTGAACGACATTCGCTGCGCTCACATAATAGTCCAGCCGATCCTTCGCCGAGGCTGTCGTGGTAAGCACACCAGCAGTTCCTCCAGCCCACTTGTAGTCGCCGTGGTAGGCGAGGGTACGACTTCCCGTTCCATCCTGGGTGACGGTAATCGATCCGTGCTGACCTACGACTTGATTCGAGGGCTGACCAAGGGTTCGGTTGCCAGCGATGGTTAGGGAGAAGTTGTTGCTGTTCTCAAAGTCAACTGCGACCGTCGCCCCATCCGACAGGACAGTGATCGCGCCGGTCTGTGACTTGGTCCAGTTGCCCACCTTCCCAAGCTGTCCAATGATGAGCCCAATATCGTAAATCGTGACCCAGGCCGAATTCGCTGCGTTGCGCTGCTTGAGGACATCAGTGCCGGACGTATCAATCCACAGCTGGAAAGCGAATGTGGTGGCTGGCGCCGAAGCTCCGTTGTGCAACCCTACCAGCGCAACAAGGGCTGAATTGATGTCAGCACGGACGGTGGCGCCGTCCGCATTCGCAATATCCATATCATGGTCTGACATAATTTACTCCTTTGGCTGCGGGACTGCGCCCTTATGTTCCTTGTTCCACAAGTCTAGCTGACCGGAGCGTTCCCAGATTTCGATGAACTGAAGGGTCTCATCTGGCAGCTGAATATCGCTTTGATCGCGGACAGCCTGTAGTCCAAGGATGATTGCTCGAATAGTCAGGCCAAGAGGATCGGTCTGGAGCTTCCGCATTGGAAGCCAAGCAGATTTCTCGATGCTCCAAACATATTCGCCTGGTTTAAGATCGCAGCCTTCCGGGACGCCGACATGCTCTCCAAACAGGACGTTCTCAGGGACGTCCTGCTTAATGACATCAAACCCCTGAAGGATCAACTCTTTGTTCACAATTGCAACGTGGCCCATTCTTCCCTCCTCATATTCGTGCTGCGACAACTTCAAGCTTCGTGCAATGGACGTTGTATGCGGGATCGGTCGTCAATAATTGTGCTCGCATCTCAACGCCCCAGGCACTAACCTCGGTGACTGAAAAGCGGTTCCAATCAGTCCAGACTGGTGCCCCTGTCGGATCGGTCTGGGTGGTCCTGAACTCTGTTTCAAGATCGGCGAAGCCGGATGTGTTTCCATCGAAGTCATCCCACGTGTCGATGAGGGATGTCCTGCTATCGATCTGATCAAGGACGTTGACAACGGTGATGGCAACTTCATTTGTGAGCCTTCGCTGGACCACCGATCCGAAATCAAACCTGGCAGCAAACGTATATGTGCCGGATAAGGCCACGCCACCTTCACTATCCCAATCAGCAACTAGATCAACATCAGCCCAATCATCCATATTATCTTGACCAACAAGCTTCAGAAGGCCGCCGTCCTCGATCGTAGAAGCATGTGTGCCTGTGAAGGCCGTGCTCTCTGTAATGGTGTCCGTATTAGTAAAAGCGAGGATGGTCGCCTGAGCCGATGTGATGGACGTCGTCGCTGTACTGAGGATGCCACTGCTATCACGCGTACGTAGAAGATAGGTGCCAACTTTCAACGGTACAAAAGCGACAGTTGTATCACCAGGGATCGGATCGGATAATGACGTGGACGTCTGCCATGTCACTCCACTGACTGGTGTGGCGTGACGGATCAGCACGTCACCTCCAATCAACACATCCAGATCTGGCGATTGGTCCCATTGCAGAATGGCAATGCCACCCAACTGAAAAATCGTGACGCCCTGGGGTGCTGTCGGTGGTGAAAGCAGACCAAGGATTTCTTGCGTGATAACGACACCATCACTTCTAACGCCCAACTGATTAACGGATTGAACTTTGAAATCGTAACGGCCTGGGTTCAGATCATTGATTTCCACCTTGAGGCCTGGTGTCGCTGCCAACGTCAGATATGTAGTATCTGTCGTCAGTTTAAAGCTGACCTGATATTCGTCAACGAACTTATCCGTTGCTGCTGTCCATGTGACATTCGCCCGGGCTTTTACCCCTGCGCTGTTCCGCGTATTATACAGCTCCTCAGTAATGGTGATTGCCGAGGGCTCGCCGATTGTCGTGGGGTCCAGGGGGTTGACCCGTGGTGCCGGATCGACAGCTGTCTCTTCAGCAGTAGCATTGAAGTCAAATACGGTGGAGACCGTTTCTCGTGCGATCAGATTGATGATATAGGCAGGACCCTCCTCGCTTTGAACGGAGGTGAACACCCACTCAGCAATTTCGAATACCTTAGCAGACCAGTTGCGGCGGGTGGTGTCCAGGGCGAATGTCCCACCGGCCTGCAGCTGGAAAGCCGCCATGGAGCAAACGAGCTCGATCGTTTGTTCTTGCCGATGACGCTGCAGAGCGATTTTTGCAAGTCGCTGGGCGGTATTTGATCGTGAGGTGAAAGGCAAATCCAGTTCGGCGAAGACCCGGCTGCCACCGTCATTCGTCTGGAATGTGCTGTCGGTCACGGGTGGATAATCTGTTGCGATGCCCGCGTTCAATGGCGAAACATAAATGCCCTTGACGGCATTGAACCGCTCACGGCGGGAATGCCGACCACGACGCCGGATCGATCCCCGCATGTCACTCTCATCCAGTGTCACGGTCGGGGCAACATAGACACCAGCGTCGATGGTCCACTTCGGGCCGATAGGATAAATGCGCCCGGCCATCGCGGATTTAAGATCCTCCAGTGCTTCTGCCGGCGACCGCTTGAAATCGATCACACCGTTCGCTGTATACCGAGGCTCACCATTCTTCGTTAGAGTATGGGTGCCCGTGCCAGCATCGGTAATGTCGATCTGAGTTCCAGTCAGCGCATTGTCATAAGTCGTCGCCAGTTGATAAGTGACATTCTGAGTAACGGCATCGTCGTCAGTGCTATCGACAGATTGAACTTCTTGGACGACGATCACATAGTAATTCGTCGCAAGAGAAAGGCCTGCCGGCAGGGTTCCCGTTGTAGTTCCTTGGACCCGATCCCCGGTTTGAAATACAGCCCGCTCATCAGTCGTGATGAGGAGGTCACTAGCTGCCGTCGCCGTCACGACGTGGGTAGATAGATCTACCGTCGTTGTTGTCGTAGCAACGAATTCATCGCAGGTGTTCGCGGCAGACATTGTCGTAGCGTCATCAAGATCGTTGACGGCATCCACACCCCGGCCCCACCGTGTATTCGTAAGATAAAGACGAGCAGCCAAGGCAGGACTTGGTTGCCAGCGAGTGGTGCCATCCCGCGGGTCAAATAACTTTGCCCCACGCACCCACGCGCTGATATTCGTAGGAATGACATTGGGGAAGATGTCACGGTCCGTCTCCGTTCGAACATAGATATAAGCGACGTCCGTTCCTTTGAAGTTGCCATCGAGAGCTGTAATGGCGCCGGTTAGATCTGAGTCGGCTGCCTGCCCAGATGCCCCCAGATGTTTCTTGATCCTCACAAGGTTCGCATACTTCCCCGAAGTGACATTCCCGCTGCCATCGAGCATGGTGTCATAGACGGCATCGGTCCCTAAATAAACGGTCTTAATTGCATCAACCTCACCATCAGAAAGCGGGATCACCATATGATGGAACTGATTATCGTCAGTGCTTTCAAGAAACACCAACGGCCCAGACACACGAGCCTCACCGATGACCACACGGCGCTCAGTGATCGGTTGCCGGATGAGGGTCGAATTATCACGGGACTGAACCTGGAAACTTGGCGAAGTGAAATTAGGAACCTTTGGCGTGGGGGCGAGTGCCAGCTCGAGCGCTCCCAGGGCCGCTGAACCGACAGCCGACAAAGCAATAGACGTACCAAGCCCGATACCACCAGGCACCAGTCCACCAAAAGTGAACCCACCGGCCGGCCCAAAGAAGAACGTCGCTGAAGCAGCGACAGCGGCCTTGAAGATTATGCCAAGTGCGTTGCCCATTAGGCGTTAATCCTCCAAGCACGGACAAGTGAGGTCAGGGGAAACGCAAGCCAGCCAGGATCATTAGCGACTAGCACGGACTTCCCGTCGAGGTGGACAATACCCAAGACCCGATCGACGCCGAGTTCTGGGTCCACCTGATCGCCCTGAACCACCCCCACGTCTCCCCGTTGCGCGCGTAAGGGGGTAGGCCACTCGGCCCACCCATACTGCCCCGCAATCAACTCAGCTAGGCCCTCCAGGCCGCCGTATTTCTGGAACATCTCCAGCGAACCACGCAAGGACCCCAGGTGTTCGGCTTCCAGATCAGCCGCCACACTGTCACTGCCCACCATTCGGCGAATACACTCTACCACGGCGAAGCAACAATCCCGTCGGCCATACTCGAAAGGCAACGTGGACTGACGCAAGAATTCGGCCTCCAGTAAGTGTGGCCAATCTTCACGGCGGGGAACGGGAGCTGTCATCAATCGCCCTCCTTCCCGATGATATTCTTCTGCTGGAGGTCAACGACGAAGTCGCAGAAAGTGTCGGTGCTGTCGATCAACTTCTGATCCTCGCTGGTGTAGCGAAACAGCACGGGCTTCTCCAAATCGATCAGCACGCTTTCGACGCTAAGAGCCACTGTCGTGGTCTCTCCTGTCTCCTCGTCATTCATGGTGTCGGCCTTGCCGCGGTGTAATTCATAGGGGTCCGCAACGATGGCGCCGGCTGCGGTCATGGCGCCAAAGTACAACTTGACTATTCGCCCCTGGTATTGCTCAACATCAACCAGGGCCAAGATGGCTGCGTCCAATCCCGACAAGGTGTAATTCAATCCCGTTGCAATGATGTCCGCTGTCTCCTGCACGGGAGAGAATTGAAGGAGCCGACCAGTGCCGACCCAGGTGTTGCTGTTCCAGGTCAGTGTCCCAAGCCCAGACCAGAGCCGCAATGCCCCCGTGTCGAATAGTGCTTCGATCAAGAAAATCGGACGCTTAACCGTGGCCAGCAATTTCGTATTCAATGCAGCTGTGATCGAGCGGGCCATCTTAGGGCTCACTAATCGCTGTGAAAGCTTGACCTGTCAGGATCGGCGTTGGCGCTAAATCCCACGGCATCTTGTTCGAGGCCAATCGGAACAGGCCCACACAACTCGCTGTCGTCACCGTGGCATTATTCGCAGGTGAGTTGTTCAGTGTGATCGCTGGCCAAAGGGTCAAAGTCGTCTCTCCAGAACCGTTGGTGTTGCTATCAACCAACGACTTATATAGGCGAGCCGTAGACCCAGAACCCAGCTGAATATAATCGCCTTTCTTCAACCACCCAGTAATATCGTTTGAGCAGCCATCAATGTTGAGGTCCTGGCCGGTCTGACTTGCGCCAGCCACCAAGGGAGTTCCACCCAAGGCACCACGCGCCGTCGCGCCTGTAGGATCGCCCATGGTGAATGTCCCTTCCATCCCATTCAGGCTGAGAAGGAAGCTAATGAGCTTGTCCTCGGCGTCTGCCCGATTAAAGGGTGGCGGTTGGATCATCACCACCCACACCTGGCCCTGATGGACGAAGACTTCTGGGTCTTGTGTAAATGGCGACCGCGTCGATCCGACAATGGGTATAGCAGCGAAGCTGACTTCCGCCGAGATATCTGTTGGGAAGGTCAGGGGAAATGAAATGGTCATCAGGCCCTGCCTCTCAGCCGTGGGTCACGACGTTGTGCTTCGACGACGGCACCGACAGCCCGCCGTTCGAATGTACCATCCAGTGCGAGCACGATCGTTTCGAGCCGGTTGATGGCTGCACTGTCGGCCCCACGCGCGTCAATGAATACTGTCGAGCCAACCCTCTTCGTTTGTTGATTGGTTGGCGTGACATCTACTTGCTCGCCTTTGGTGGCCTGGAACTGCACGAGGTTTGCATCTGTTCCACCACGACCGGCCACTTTGAAGGAGCCACCCTGAGCGAACCGGGGGAATGTCGTACCACCGAATTCTCCCAGGCCGCTAGTGACGCCCGAACCAGGACCGATCGCAGCAGGTGTTCCACCGCCACCAAAGCCAATGGCGCCTAAGATACTCCCGAAAATGCTACCACCCCCAGCCTTGGCCGCACCGCCTAAGCTATCAAAGAATGCTGACTTGGCCTGGGCAAAGAGGAAATTCTGAACATCAGCCAGCAGCCCCCGCAATGTCCCACGGAGGTCCTCGCCAGACTGGATGGCATCCAAGAAGGAACTTGACATTCGCTCACCCAGGACGACCACGACTTTTTGGAACTCCTGCGTTTTCTTCTTGGTCTCAGTCAAGATGTCATTGGCCTTCACAAGTGACCGCTGGTAAGTATCGAAGTCGATGAGGTTGTTCGCGAACAGATCCTGAAGCTCGAGCAGTCGGGCCTGGTAGTTCTCCATGGGTGTACGCGTCTCAGTGAATGCGGCCTTGGCCGCGGCCCGAAATTCGTTGTTCTTGTCGATCACCTCCTGCATGACGGCCAGCCCCTCCTGCTGGGCAGCACGAAATGATCCCCCGGCAGGTCGGCCTACGGAAGGAAAGCCAAGATCCGCCGTGGCATCAGCAAATGGGCTTAGCCCACTCGTCGCAGCAGGAGCCTCCCCTGCAGCACTGGCGCCGGCAACCCGCAGCCGTTCGGCCTTGCGAAGTGCGGCCAGCATGGAGTTATTCAACCGTTCGATGGCGGCCTGGGTCTCATCAACTCGTTGCTGTAGCTGGCCACCCAGCCCACTTACACTATCGGCCCAACTCTTCAGCGCACTTTGGTCTTCCAGTTCTTCCCGCAAGCCAACGAGCTTGGCCTGCAGTTCAGCCATCTTGGCCTGAGCACTCTGGTCAATGATGTTGAAGTATACAGCCCACTCCCGCCCCCAAGTAATGATCGCAGGAATGGAATTCGTCAGGGCCGTCGCCAGATCAGCAATGGCGTCCGCATTTTCCAGCACGGCCTGCGTCACCTTCACCTTGATCAAGGTGAACAGCAACGTAAGCTCATCCTTAGCCTTCTCAGCCGACCGTAGCAGGTCCTCCTCCAGCACCAGCCCCAGATCTCTGGCCCGTTGTATGGCGGCCTCCATGCCCCCGATGCCATTCTTAATCAGGTTGGTCATGTCTACGCCCATGGTCCGCCCAAAGGCCGCAGCGAACAGCGCAGCCCGATCCAGTTGGGAGGTCAGGGAAGCACCCTTTTTGATAATGAGGTCGAAAGCGTCGTCGACGTTCTGGGCGGCTTGGACATTCTTCAGCAGCTCCGTATCCATGCCTTTCAGGATGGTGATTAAGGTACCCGTGCCCGCGCGGGCTTCACCGATCCGCTTGGCGAAGGCCGACAGGCCACCGGCCATGGCCCCAACATTAACGCCGGCTAGATCCGCTGCCACACGGAGCTCTTGCAGCTTGGTTGTAGTGAACCCGGTCTTGTCTGCTGTCTTTGCCAGCTCGTCACCGAAATCAATGGATTTTTTGATGAGCAATCCAAGACCAGTGACACCTGCCGCGAGGACCATGGCCCCACGGAAGGACGCCATCTTCTTGACGGCACCCCCGACGGATTTCCCAACACTGCGGAAGGTTTTACCGACGCGGCTCTGGAATGTTCGCAAGCGCCGTTCGGTCTGATCGATGCCACGATTAAATGGCTTCATGTCAGCCTCGAACCGAATGGCCAATGTGCCTAATGTTGCCATCAGTGCTTACGCCCCTTCTTTGTCTTGTCCATGACCCGCTGGAGCAGCTGACCCTGAATGGCCCCTTCGTCGTCGAGTTCGTTCTCGATCTGCTTGAAGGCCAGCCATTCAGTAATCTCCTCGCTGGTCAATTCACACAACAGCGCCCTGACGCTGGGATATCCTAACTCGCGACAGAGGGCGAGGTACCTAATCCGCTCGGGGCGCCGCCTAAGTTTCCCACCACTTCCTCGATGTCCTGTTCGGTCAGACCATTCAATCGAGAAGCAACGGCAAAGACACGGTCGAGGGCTTTCGCATTCTTCTTGCCCAGTTCGATCATGTCTGCAGCAGTGAACATCAGCTCGCCGTCGCCATTGATGGCGGTCAGAGCAATGAGACGTGCCCGCATGTTCTGGAACACCGACTTACGGCTTTCACCGTCCTCCGGCATCAGCGAAGCCTCCCACTTGTCTCGCTCCGTTCCGGTCATCATACGGACAGTCACCTTACCATCCCATTCGGGTACTTCGACATCTTCAGTACGAAGGTCGTCCGCACCCAAGATGTCCTCCTTGGATAGGGTTCTCATGCCTCCCTCCTTTCCTAAGGGTTATGATGTGGCTCGCGTGAGTGTGCCAGCCGACTGGATAGTGATATTGGTCGTCGCCAAATCACCCACGGCCCCACCCATCGGCGGGTAGGTTTCCAGCACACCATTGCCGGTGAAGCTGGGGTTGGTCGCGCTAACGGCCGAACTCGTCGGCACCAGGACACAAGCGAACACGGTTCCAACGATGCTGAAGAGGGTGGCATCGACCTTGGACGCCGCGAAGTCCTGGGCAAACTCAATGTCGATAGACCAATCCAACAGGCCACCAATGCGTGACCGGGTAGTATCGCTCATCACAGTATCATCTTGCAGCTCCGCGCTATAGTTCAGAACGCAAGACTTCACGTGGTCCGACAAATCGACCGTGTTGAGTGTGACAGAGTAATCAGTTGCAACGAAGATCGCCATGATGGCTCTCCTTCCTTAGACGATACCAATAGCGCAGATGAACTCAAAGCTCGGTCCTGCGCCACCAATGGTGTAGTTGACCCTCCACCAGTCGTCATTGGCAATCGCGCCCGCAAGAGACTTCCATTCGGACGTGATCCCGGTCGCCTGGGTGAAGGTCAGGCGATTGGTTGCTGAAGTCATCCCCGAGTTGTCGTCACTTTGAACGATCACATCGAGGGTGTCGCCAGAGCTGGCAGTGATAACATGGAGCGAGGCATACACACTTTCCCCAGCAGCCACAAGGCCAAGCTGACGAGCAGTGCCATTCCCAGTCGTGGTCCGGGTGGCATTGTGCATGACCGTCCCTGAGACCAACGGACCCTCACTAGCTTCTGCACGAGCGCTGAAGCTGAGAATTTCTCCCAGCACTGCCTCGTGATTGTACTCGCCTTCGTTGGCTTGGAAGAAATAAGCCGGCGAAGCATCCGCGCCGTCGGTGGGTCCAACCGTGGTGACGATACCTTGCGTCCCGACCTTCGGGAATATGTGACTGTCGATGTCGGCTGGTGCTGCTGCCGTATCATAGAAGCCTTCCAGGTTGGCTTGGATCGTCTTGAGCCCACCGATACGCGACCGAGTATCGTCACCGAACACCGTGTCGTCTTGAAGCTCCGCAGCGTACTCCAGAGCCATCTGGTTCAGGTGCCCGGACAGGTCATGATCACCCAGCCAAAACTTGCAGTTCGTAAGGACGTATAGTGCCATGATCAGGCCTCCATCAATATTGCTCGGAACCGCTGCACACCGTGCCGGGTCAGCCCATCGGGCTCAAGCAATGATTGTGAGAATTCGAAGACAATTCCCACGTGAACAAATGTCGCTGGTGTCAGCGTCACCTCGTGCAGTGCTCCGTGGACTGCACTCATAATATCAGAAACTTCCTTGCGGCCACGGTAGCGAGACCACGAATGGATTTCGAGTGTGTGCTCAAATCCATTCTTCGCGAACGTACTCTCATCAATCGTGGTCCCCTCGCCAATGGTCACATAAGGGAACGTCGGATCTTGAGGCACATGATCATAGACCCGTGCCGTGCTGCCGATGAGCCCCTGCACAGTGGCGTCATTACGGATGGCGTCATAAATCTCGACCTGCAGTTCCCACTCAGATGAAGCCATCAGCCTTTCCCCGCTGATCTGGTGAACTTCTTAAGGAAGACCTTGCGGCGTTTCTTAAAGCCATCCTTAGCGTGTTCGAAGGCCGGTGTCATAAACGGCCGTGCCCCCATGCGGCTGGTCCCGAATTCCAGCATGTCCGAATACTCGGCGCCACTCACGGCCTCGGCTGCAAGCCGCTTCCCCCTGGCCATCGATGCCCGGATGTGAGCAGCTAAGAAGCCAGTGTCAGTGGCAGGGGGTTGGCCGGGAGCGGAAGCCCTGTGGATCACGCTGCGGCGCCGGTACATACGGCCTGACTTGGGTCCACGTTGCACCAGACGCTTGGCCTCCGTCGCAGTGTCCACAGCCGCGGACAATAACAGATCGGCCATGGGCTTACGAGCCTTCTCCGGCAGTTTTTTGAGCCGGCCCTTCAGCTCCTTCATGCCGATGATTTTGCTGGCTTGCGCCATCAGGTGGCTACCCCCTCATCGCACAGCATGACAAGGTACCGGGCTTTATCATCCTCAGGATCGAAGATGCCCTTGATGTTGAATGCCCGCGACCCCACCACGAACCGGTTCTCCGTCGTGATGTCCGTCCGATGCCGAATCGTCACCTGGTGGGTGACTACATCTTCGAGGCCCTGCTGGGCAAGACGCTCGCCCGCGGACATAGGTTTAATGTGGCCCCACACGCTGGCGACTGCATCCCAGGACAACGTACCACCGGCACCGCCACCAGCATCCGGTGTCATGTTCTTAACCTGCAGGTCGAGCTGTGTTCTCATCTTGCCGATGTTCATCCGACTTCTATGATCCGTTTGCTATCCCAAAGGGATCTGACACCCCAGGGCATTTGATTGGCATTTGTCTCCTGGACTTCCGCACGGTTCTCGTACAGATGCCCGATGAGCATAAGCATTCCCGACATGAGGTCATCGGGTATGCTACCAGCGACGCCATAGCCACAGACGAATTGGACTTCAATGCCATTCGCTACACGCGAGGGGTTCGGCCAACTGGAGCCAGATCGCAAAACAATCCGCCCGGGTTCGGTCGCTGTATCGACGAAGTAATTACTGGCAGCGAATGTCGTCGCTACATCGGCATCATCGTAAGTTTTGATGTGCGTTACTGATGCTAAAGGTGGCTTGGGTAACACGATCCCTTCCGCTCGGCCGGTAATGATGCTCTCAGGACCGGTGCGAGTGCCTTCCCACAGCGCATCGGCATCATTGGAGAACGGCCATTGGTCCATGAACGCTTGCCACGTCTGAGTGATCAGCGCCCGCCCCGTGTAATCCTCACAGCGTTGACGAGCCGCCACGATGAGATTGGTGATGAGGGTATCGTCTGCTGTATCGGTCACCTTCAGATGATCCTTGGCAGTCGCTACCAACATCGGCTCAACGGTGGGAGCGCCCTGTTCCGTAAGACGGAGCGGGAGCTTAATCAGTCGAGTTGGACTGAGGGACAATGATCAGTCTCCCTTGTCCTCGGGGGCGCCGGCCTTGGCCTTGTTGTCCTTCTTTTCTTTTTTGGCCTTGGGGGCCGTGGTGTCTTCGGCCAGGCCACCTTCGACGAACACATCCCGCAAGCGTTCGGGCACGTTGTGCTTATCGCCCTCCTTGAAGTGTTCGACTTTGGCGCCGTCTGGCGAGCCGTCACAGTCCTGTTTCATCTTGACCCACATCAAATTCTCTCCTTCCGTTATTTAAGATGACCACGCATGGCCGCATACTCCAATGTCGTGAGCACCACCGGATTGGATCGGGGAGAAGCGAGTGTGCTCACGAGCATTGCCTCCCCGAATTTCTTCGGCGGGACACCGTGCTTCGGGTCCAACCTCACCCACCTCATTAGCGCCGGGAATAGAACGATCCGACGCAGATTATAGAAGGGATACTCCCTGAGGGCCATCCGCTCAAGCTGGTAAGCCAGCTTCGGCACCTCCCGTTTAACGTTCTCAGCGATCATGTGCATCTGTTCGGCCTTGGCCTCCTTGATGCCATAGTAGCCAACGATCGCTATCGTCACTGCCATCAACCCAGGCAACACCAGCCGACGCAGCGCGCTCCTTCGCGCACGCCCGAAGGCGGGTGCCATTACTCCCAGGCCCACGACCGCCATGAAGGCCGTCGCTGGGTTCTGTAAGGGGAAGGACACCAGGGCCAGGGTTGCCAGGGCGGCCAGGGAAAAACAATGGGGGCCGATGCCCACACATCGCTTTAGGACCATGACCGCAAAAATGGTGACGATGCCAAATCCCACAAGACCCAGGTCGCTCAACAGCTGCAGATATTCGTTGTGCGCTGCCTCGACCACGGTGCCCGGCGTCACCACTTCCGTGAATGGTGCCGTCGCGAAAAAAGGATACTGGTACAGATACCCACCAAATCCCTGCCCGATCAATGGAGCAGCCCACCACATCCGCAGCGTGGTCTGAGCGAATTCCCAACGGAAGCGTAAGGACGTCTGGAGCTCCGTACTGCTCCACAGGACGACCAAGAGGACAACGGATAGGCCCAAGGCTATGATAAGAAGATCAGTGGTCATCACACGGCGTCTCCAGGCGCATATGGCGAAGGCGACCATGCCCGCAAAAGCGACGAACTCGCTATGGCTGGGGTTGTCCCAAAGCTGGTAGGCGGCAGCAATGACCACGGCACTGCGGATAACCCAGGGCACTCGCCACACGGCCCAGGGCAGCGCCACCAGGATCATCTCCGAGACCAAGTTGTCATTCCCAAAGCCCCCTCGCCAATCTGGCCGGAGGATATCACTAACGCTAGCAACGATAATTGCCGCAGCGGCAGCCCAACTCATCGCAGTAATCAAGAAATCTTGGTCCACTCGTCGGACCAAAATAAACAATATGAGCAACGCCGTGGCATGGAACATCTGATGTGTGTACTGAGCAACGTCGGGGGTCCATGCAATGGAGGCTGCAGCCCAAGCGAGCATCATCCCGGCCACCATATCGACGACATCCAGGCGAGCCCGATCGGTAATCAGCAGCACGCACCCCACGGCAGCCAGCACTTCAATCGCCAGCCATTTGGGTGCTACCACTAGACCCCAACTTGGAACGTGGCCCGCCATCGCCGCGGTCGCAAGGACCGCAGCAATGACGAGCGCACATCCCTTGTAGTACGTGGTCAGCATTTACCGATCGATGGTAATGGTGAACACGGCCTTGGCAGTCGTTGACGAGGCACCATCGCTCTCGATGACAATACGTTCACCCGCGGCCACTGTGTTAAGCGCAGTGGGTGTCGCGGTTCCCGTATCGCCGACCGAGATTGGTGAGGCCACATCGACCTCGCCACCAGTGATCGGTGTCTTTCCGGTAGCGTCCTGGATGTAAGCGACGAAGGTTAGGTCACTCGCCGACCCTTCCGTGATCGCTGTATCAATGGACACGCGGATCGAACTGATATCACCGGCAACGGGCATCGGGACGTACACCGTTGAGGAGGCCGTCTGAATATCTGCCAGTGTAAATGACAGATACGCTTCGTCCAGCTCCGCACCGGTTGCCGATACCGTGGTGCTCGCAATGGAGAACGTGCCACCGCTTTCGATGTCCAGGTCACCGCCGCTGGCGATATCGAGCGATCCACCGATCACCCAACGCGCACCACCTTGCTCCGAATAATTGCTGACATTCTGAGCAATAGCGGCACCAGCGAAGATGCACAGGCCAACAAACAATCCTGACAAGGCTTTCTTCAGAAGATTTCGCATTGCGTTTCTCCTTCCAATGGGTCAGGCCTGGGTGGCACCAGGGAGGCAGTACACCACCCAGACCATCCCACTCGCCCTGGTCAGGTGGCTTGCGCCGTGACCGGAGCGTGCCTGGCCTTGCCGGACAGCCAACAGGCGCAGAAGAACGCGACGCCCGCATTGCCGGCCGGTGTGATGGTTGCCCTCAGATACCGCTCCGGAGGCACGATGCCGATACGACGGACGGTGTTGTCGTCGGCTTCGTCGAACGAGACATTGGCCTCGTCCACCTGCAGGAAGGCATCGTCGACCGCGACGTTATCCGACAAGCCGCTGTCGTCGCCGCTTTCGATGAGAACGGTGAAGGTGGCAGCCGCGTCCGCCAGGGACCCGATGAGAATGAGGAGCAGAACTTCCTCGAACCCCTGGGTGTCCAGGATCTCAGACACGAGCACCGTGTTGTCGCTGCTGTCGGCAATGGGGCTAATCGCCCGAGCCGGCAGAAGATTGTTATAGAGGTTCATGATGATGAGCCCTCCTTAGGCCGAGATGGTGTTGAGGCGAAGCGCCTCGGCGAGCACCACCTGCCCACCGACACGGCGACGGGCAATGAAGCGGACGTTGCCGCTCGCGGCTTGCGTATAGGGATCACGCAGAACCGACAGGCGAATGCGGTCCACGATGAGATAGCCCCGACGGAAGTCGCCGAAAGCGACCGAGTTGGCGGCCGCGGCTTGGTTGGGCATGTCCGTTGCCTCGACATACGGTGCCCCGATGATCGTGTTCGGAACGCCGTTCGCAATGCCGGCCATCCACAAGTACTGACCGTTGCCGTCCTTCAACTTGCGGACGGCGCCGATGGAGTTCCTGTTGAGGACCCAGACAGCATTGCGGGCATACGCCGACTTGATGGCGTGGAATGTGTCGATCAGACCGTCGGCCTGGATCAGCGTTGCGTGCCCGGAGTTCGTAGTGCCGACGTCGCCGTTCTGCAGGAAGCCCTCGGGCTGTCCCACGGCGTCGCCGTTCACGAACGCTGTGCCTTCGGAGACGCCGAACTGTTCGGCGAACTCCATGTTGAGTTCGGCCTCAAGGTTGAACGCACTGTCCTCGAGGTCTTGCTCGGAGATGTCCACCAGCGCATAGTGCTCGTGCGTGGGGATTTCCTCCA